ACGGGGCGCGCCTCGGGCAGCTCTGCGGTGTCCTCGTCGTAGTTGCGGACGACCGACAGGATCTGCTTCGAGCTGACGTCGATGGTCACGCGCCACGGGATTTCGAGGCCGCTCTCCTTGCCCTTCCACTTGTGCTCGAAGCCCTTGATGTTCAGCTCGCAGTAGCACTCGAAGATCTCGCGGTCGCGATCCTCCGGGTTCAGCGCCTCGGGTTCGACGCCCTGCTGCGCCTTCTTCTCGCGCTGCGCGCTGTCGAGATCCTGCGGCAGTGGCGTCGAGAGCTGCACGTCGCGATAGACGCCGAGGATCTGCAGGCGCTTCACCGTCGAGGGCCGCATCATCACGCGATGTGTCGCGCGCTTGGCGCTGCGGATGTCGGTCGCGGCCGCGTTGACGATCAGGTCTTCGGCGTCGACCGTCTCGCTGACAGGCCGGTTGCGCAGCGGGCAGAAATACACCTTCTTGAACGAGAGGCCGCCGAAGCCGAGCATCAGCAGCATGCGGTCGGTGTCGGGGTAGTACTCGGTCGCGATAGCCGTCAGGTAGTGGTTGAGATCCTTCTCCAGCGCATCAGCCATCTGGTTGGTCTGATGCGTGCCGTTGTTGTCGTCGATCCTGATCTTGACCGGGCCGTCGGTCGGCAGCATCTCGGAGCGCGCGTTCGCCTGAAAGCGCAGCACGGCTTCGAGCAGCAGCGGGTGGCGGACGCGGTTCATACCCTCGACAGGCGCGCCCTCGGCGGAACCGCCGATGCCCGGCACCTCAATCTTCAGGCCCAGCAGCTTGATGCCCTGCGCGCGGTCCTCGATCCAGTCCTTGCGGCTGTCGCTGTCGTCGCCGATGCCGCGGATCAGCTCGTCGGCGATGCGCGACAGCTCGCCCTCGTCGATCTTGTCGACGATGTTGCCGAACCATTCGGCGTTGTCTTCGTTGGCGTTCTCCTCGACCGGCTTGCCGTCGAGGCTGATCGTGATGGAGCCGTCGTCGTGCTCGATCTGGATGACGTTGCCCTTGTCGTCGAGGTGCTCGACGTCGGCGCCCTCGGGCGCGTTCTCGACGACGATATCCTCGCCCGGCGGAAGCTCGTCGGGGTCAGGTTGGACCAAGCGGATGTTGGGGTTCAACCCCGGCACTAACGCCATTCAGAAACCTCGTGGGAATGCAAGGATAACACACCGGGCGTCATTCAGAATAGTGACAGTCTGTCAACAGTCGAGCCCAGTTCGACTGTGATTTTTCAGATCCCGTACAACGAAGCCGGTGGCGCGCCCCTGTGTCGAAGGCTTTCGCCCACTTCGGAAATGTGCTCGCTGCTGCGCGTCAGCATCCCGGCTTGGCGCAGGTGCGTCAGGGCTTGGCTCATCGTGTCGACGAGGTCGTCGTGCTTGCCGCGGGGGAACGTCGTGGTCTGTCCTATGGTCATCTCGGCCCACTGGCGGTTGGGCGCGAAGATCATGCCCTCGGCGAACAGGTGCTGCACGGCGTAGACGCGCGCGACCTTGTCGAGGGCGCCGGGATTGACGAGCTGGACGGCGAAGCCGTCGTAGCCGAAGAGGCGGCGCAGCTCCTGCGCGACGCTGTGGCCTGCGGCCTTGTCCTCGATCAGAAGCCGGTCGACCTTCATCTCCTTGCACGACTTCTGAACGCGCATGACGAGGTCGTGCAGCTCAAGCCGCTCCTGCCACGCGTTCATCAGCATGACCTTGGGTGCCTGATTGCCGTACTCGCGAGGGTCGACGTTGGTCAGGCGCTCGCCTCTGATGACCTGCTTCGAGGGCTGCGCGACGGTGTCGCTCGTGAAGATGCCCCACACGGTCAGCGCGCTGAAGTCGTTCTCCTGTTTCGTGGTGAAGGCGGTGTCGAGGCTCGCCACGACGTAGTCGAACTGCGGGAAGTGTGGCGCATCGTGCAGCTGCCACCAGTCGCGCTTGATGATGCCGCCGCCCTTCGGCTCGGGACGCTGCTGCAGCTGCCCCGCGGCCTTCCACGGGCCCAGCCGCTTCTTCAGGACCTCGACCTGCTCCTCGGCGAAGCGTTCGGGCCACAGCAGCTCGCCCTCCTCGGTGCGCGGGTCGTCCCAGCCGATGCTCGTCGTGAAGGCGCGCTCGGGCTCGAACTCCATGGGCAGCATGAGATGCGTCCAGCCCTCGTCGGTGTCGAGGATGTGGCCCGTGAGATCCTCCTCGCCCAGCCGCTGCTGGATGACGACGTAGGCACCGGTGCGCGCATCGTTGAGACGCGTCGACATCGTGCCGTCCCACCACTCGTTCGTCGTCTCGATCAACGCCTCCGACATCGCCTCGTTGGCGGCGTTCGGGTCGTCGACGACGATGATGTTGCCGCCCTCACCCGTGACGCGCGCGTCGACGGCCGTGATCAGGCGCTCGCCGCGCTTGTCGTTCTGGAAGCGGCCCTTGGTGTTCTGGTCGCCGACGAGGTGGAAGCGGTGGCCCCACAGGCGCTGGTACCACGGGCTCTCGACCAGCCGGCGCGTCTTGACGCTGTCGCGCATCGCCAGCGACATCGCGTAGGAGGCGTGCAGCAGCGGCACCTGCGGCCCGCTGGTCGGCGAGATCTCGCGCTGCGTCCAGACCCATGCCGGGAAGCAGACGCTGACGATGCTCGACTTGCCGCACCGCGGCGGGATGTTGATGATCAGCTTGCGGATGTCGCCGTCGACGACCGCTTCGAGGTGCTCACACATGGCCTCAAGCGGCCATCCCGGCGTGAACGGCGACGGGTCGACGTACTTCCAAGCCTTCTGCACGAACTCATAGAGCGACGTCTCGCACTCGACGCGCTCGATCTCGCGCAGCGTCTCGAACGGGTTGAGGTCGGCTAGGTTCATACCCGCTTACGGCGAGTGCGCGAGGGCGTGTTGGCCTGCACGCGCTTGGTGATCTCCTCGCGCAGGTGCCAGTGGTCGTAGTGCGACTGCCGGATCTCGGCGTTGGTCACGTCTTGGCCTCGAAATACTGGGCGCGGGGGCCGCAGATTTCCCTGTCGGCCTGCGGTGGGCCGAAGCGTTCGGCGTAGCAGTAACGCGGCCCCGGCGTTGTAGTCGGGCGCCCGCACATCAGGATGCCGTCGCTGTTGCGCCAGCTGTGGGCGCAGTCGGTGCAGAGGGGGGTCATTGCAGCCTCGTGTAGTCGCCGGCGTAGTAGCAGCCGTACATGATGTCGGGGGCGTAGGCGTTGGCCATCAGCGCCGCGAAAATCGCGCGCTGCCCGGGGTCGCCCGAGTCAGTGACCTCTGCGTAGGCCTCGCCCGTGCCGGCCCAGCCGACCGTGATGCCCGCGCGCAAGGCGGCGCGCAGCAGCTCGGGGGCAGGCAGGACAGGCGGCTTCATGGTGCAAGCGTACATCACTCGACCGTGCGAAAACAATGCCAGAGGGCGTACTCGTCGACGTAAGCCTCGACGTCGAAGGTGCCGCGCGGCTGCGTCAGGGCCATGAACAGCGGCAACAGCAGCGCCAAATCGCTGCGCGTAGTGACCGTTTCAGGCTCGAACGTGTAGGCCTTGCCGCCGATGTGAAAGTGCAGGTCGCTAACGGCTCTCATCTTCGGTTCTACCTTTCGTTGCCATCAAGGTCGACCAGCACACCGTCGCCGTCAGGGCCTGCCGCTCGCAACATAGCATCATCCAGAAGCCGGTTGCGGTAGTCGTCCCTGATAGGAGCGTCGAAAGGAAGTTCGATGCTCACTACCTCCCCGCCGGGGTTACACCCGTGCCTGCGCGATTCGTGAAGCATCGCGTGAATAGCTGACTCTGCCTCGACGTAAGCGCCGCCCAGCCACTGCTCCCCTCTGGGTTTAGTCGGGTCCGCGAAAGATAGATAATACAGTTTCACCGCTATTCCTCCGTCTTTCCCTTCGTCGCCTGCAGCAGGATGGTTTTCAACTGATCCCTCTGTTCGGGGTCGAGCGCCAGCACGTCGATCCGCGTCGCCTGCATCTCGATGGCGCCGCCGTCCTTGCCGGTGATCTCGGTGATGACCTTGTCGCCGTAGACCCGTGGCAGCACCTTGCCGAGGAGCCACTTGCGCGTGTCGATGCGCAAGCGCGACCGCATGATGTGCTCCATGTCGGGCACCAGCTTGCCCTCCTCGTTCACCACGAAGTCGCCGCGCCTGTCGCGCGCGATCTCGTCGAGGTCGTCGGCCCAGCCGAGCGCCATCAGGTGCCGAGCACGTGCGTAGGCGTCAGCGAAACCTTGATGATTGTCAAGCACCCAAGTGTAGACCGTCTGCCTCGCGATCCCAATGTCCTTGCACACGTTCTTCAGCGTTTCCCCTTCCGCGAGGCGCCTGCAGATGTCGGCCGCAACTTCAGCCGAGTACGTGTCTTCCGGGCGCCCATTGCGGCCGCGCTTCCGAAGCCCTTGATCACGAGGAAACCCCAGAGGCCGAGCCACACCGGCCACATCAGCGGCAGGAACAGGATCAGCCCCAGCGTCGGCAGAGCGAGCATTACGGCGAGCCATCGCCAGATCACGCCTTCGCCTTGAGCAGCTCAAGCATGGCGACGACCGAGCGCGGGACGGGCGTCTCCCCCGCCAGCCATCGGTACACCGTGCGGCCGCTGACGCCCGCGAGGATTGCCAGTTCGCTGTTGAGGATGTCCATCTCGTCCAGCAATCGGTTCAGGTACCGCGGGGAGAGGTCGGTTGCGATCTCAGTCATGCTGACACTCTACGCCAAAACGACAAAGAGGGCCAGCCCTTCGGCTGGCCCTCTTCAGCGGCAGGCTCCTAGGCTGCAAGGCGCTGGTTGGCACGGGCGGCGACCGTGATGCGGGTCGAGGTCGAGGTCTTGGTCGCCTCGGCGATCTGGGCCTCGGTCAGGAACGTCTTCACCGTCGCGGTGTCGAGGCGGCTCGTCTCGTAGGTCGTGACCTTGAGCGCGAACTTGTCGCCCGCGATCTCGGTCGCGCCGAGGGCGAGGAGCTTCGCCTTGAGGTCGTCCACGGTCTTCTGCAGAGCCTTGAGCTGAGCGGCCGCGACGGCGTACTGGTCTACAAACTTGCTGGTCGTCATTTCCATCTCCTATTCGATGAACCCTTATACGGCCAACTTATCCACATGTCAAACTGTCAGTCGGCTTCTCTTCCTCGACGGGTACCGGACGATCACCCCGTCGAACGGCACGTTCCGATACGAGCGGCGCCACTTCATGTCCCCGATGACGTGCTTCCACGCGCCGTACTCGGCTGCGATCTCGCCGTACATCCGAGGATCCGCCAAGATCGCGCGCACCTCGTCGTCACTGAAGACCCTGCGGCCTTCCACTGGCAGAAGGCTGTACTGGGGCCCGGGATCGACGGGCAGCCTCTGGTAGCGCGCGATCTCCGGGGGTCGAGGGGTCTTCACCCTCTTCGGGGGGCGGTAGCGCGCTACTTTCCCGCTAAACCGTACGTGTCTGTACGTGTGGCGGCGTTTGATGTCCGAGATGACATGCGTCCACGTACCGTACGCGGCTGCGATCACGCCTTGCGACCGCGCGTCGGCCAAGATCGCGCGCACCTCATCGTCACTGAAAACCCTGCGCTTCATACCATCCCCCTCTGCAGCAGTGCCGTCAGCTCGGCCTTGTGCCGCTCCTTCATCGCGCGCACTTCAGCGCGCAAGGTTGCATGTCCCGACGGCGGCGCTATCAGATTGCGGGTGACACTCTCATGCGAGACCCGCTGCTTGATCTGGCGGACCACGCTCAAGCTGACGCCGTGCCGAGCAGCGATCTCACGTGCCGGTGAGGGGTCGAGGAAGATCTCCCTCACTGTTGCAGCGTCGGCGCGGGCGCCACGGGGAATTGCCCCCTTGTACGGGACGTGCGCGTACAGGCGCCGGGTCTTGATCTGGGCGACCATCTGATACGTCACCCCGTACGCCTTGGCGATCACATCGTAAGCCCGGGCGTCGGCCAGCAGCGCCTGCACGACTTCGGGCGGCATCTTCTGCCGGCGCAAGGCCGCGATATCGCCGGCCTCCATAACCTCCCGCGCGCCGGGGGTGCGGGCAATGATCCAAGGGTGCATATCAGTTTAGTCTCCAAGCGGTTAGAAGGGTTAAAACTCCGACCTCTGCGTCACACAGGGGCAGAAAACACCTGTTAGATAGGCGTTTTCCGGGGGCCGGCGGTAAAAACCAGACCAAACTTTTCAAGAGCCGGGCCCTTAACTGATAATGAACGAATACCCACAGTATTCAAGGCCTATACGCGTAATATATTATTTAACTTCTTCTCACGTTATTTACAGAGTTAGGTCTGGGAGAACGCCACCGCACCCGGAAAACGCCGGTTTTATTGGCTTTTCACGACCCTACATGACGCAGAGGTCAGAGTTTGCGCCCCTCGGCGGGGGCCTATTTTCGACAGTTTGTCGTCGAAAACGTGATTTATGTTTAGACGCCCCCTCCCTCCCTGTTTGACAGATTGTCAAAACCCGGCGTATAAGGGACTCCTCAGACAGGAGATCGAGATGGCTACACCCCGCCAAGTCAACGCCGCCCTCAAGAAGATGGGCGCCCGGCACACCTTCCACCGCAACCAGCTCGGTGGCTGCTACTACTACTTCGCGGGCGGCGCCTTCGAGGTCCCCTCGCTCTACATGTGGACGATCAGCGACTACCCGCTGGAGCGGATCCTCGACCACTACAAGGCGGCCGTCGCCGCGCAGGAGGCCTAGGCCATGAGCACGCACATCCTCACCGCCTACTGCCCCTTCGGCCTCGGCGAGATCGAGGTCCGGGTCATCTACACCTACACGCCCGGGCGCCCGGCACGCGGCCCCAGCTACGCCAGCGGCCATATGCCCGCGGACCCGCCCGAGGTCGAGTTCGTCTCGGCGAAGCTGCCCAAGGACAAGCTCAGCGACCACCACCAGCTGATGCTGAACGAGTGGGCCGAGGAGTGGCTTGCCGACGAGGGCTTCGACGACGCCGTCGACAACGCAGAAGGGGCCTAGATCATGGATATCTACACGATCCTCTGGAGCCGCGGCGGCAGCCACGACGGTGTGGACTGGGACGACGAGCAGACGGTCACGTTTGACGCCGGCCTGAAGGTCACCGCGATCCACCCCGGCGCCGGCAATCACGGCGTGTTTAGCGACATCGCCGACCGCATGTTGATGGATGAGGCGCAGGACTGGATCGAAAACGAGGGCTACGACGAGGCGAAGAGCCTGTTGACAGGCCCCCCGACTGCCCTATAATCAGGACATCGAATAGGAGATAACGAATGAACGACCGCCTCGACGACATCTTCGGTGACGACCTCGCCAACGTGCCCTTCGGCAAGCCAAAGACCCTCCCGCAGGACGCCGCCAGCGTCCGCATCCGCGAAACGACCCCGGAATTCGCCGAGCGTTGCCCCAAGTGCCGCGGCACCGGCCGCTTCATCAGCTACAGCGGCCGCGCGCTGGGCGAGTGCTTCACCTGCAAGGGCAAGGGCAGCAAGACCTTCAAGACCAGCCCCGAGGCCCGCACCGCCGCCCGCCAGCGCACGGCCGTCGCCAAGGCCTCGGTCGTCGCCGACCATCAGGCCGAGCTGAAGTGGCTCTCCGACACCCTCGCCCGCCGCGACCGGCTCCCCGAGGGTTACGCCACGATGCTGGCCGACTTCCAGACGCGCCTGCTGGGCGGCCGCGCGCTGTCGGACAACCAGATGGCGGTGATCGTCAAGGGCATGGCCCGCAGCGCCCAGTGGGCTCAGGAACGTCAGCAGAAGGCCTCCGAGCAGGCGGTGGCCCTCGACGTCACGGCGATCCGCGCCGTGCTCCAGACCCGCAAGAAGGTCATGGTGGCGCTGTTCACCTTCTCCCTCGCCCCGGCCCATGGCAACAACCCGGGCGCGATCTACGTCAAGGACAACGGCCAGTACGTCGGCAAGATCCCCGCCGGCGCCTCCACCTTCGCCCCCGGCCGCGACTTCGACCAGAGCCGCCTCCCGGCCCTCGTCGAGGCGATGGCTGACCCGGCAGCGGCCGTGAAGGCCGACGCCGCCCGCCGCGCCCAGCTGCTGCTGGAAGACCCGGCGATGACGATCCCCTGCGGCTGCTGCGGCCTGACCCTCTCGAACCCCGAGAGCATCGCCCGCGGCATCGGCCCGATCTGCGCCGGAAAGTGGGGGTTCTGATGGCGAAGCTCACCCCCGAACAGCAGCAGCGGCAGATGGAGGGCCTCCGCCGCTGGCACGCCTCCCGCAGCGAGGAGGAGAAGCGGGTCACCGCGATCAAGGGGCGCCTGACGCGCCAGAAGAACGGCGGCTACACGCCCCCCGGCCGCCTGACCGCCCGCAGTTGGGAATATGGTGACGACCCCCTCGAAGACCTCTAGACATCCCCAGCGAACTGCCCCATAATCGAGACATCGAATAGGAGATAGCATCATGGCCCAGATCAAGACCCGCCGCGTCACTTGGAGTTCCATCGTCGGCGCCGCCGCCTTCCGCGAGGGCATCGAGGACTATCAGGCGGGCCGCGCGCCCGACTACGACAGGGACAAGAACTGCTGGCAGTACGAGCGCGGCCGGCAGTACGCCGCCGCCTGCGCCGGCCTCGGCCGCGCGCCGCAGCGCACCCGCAGCGGGCGCAGTGTCAGCCGCCTCGCCATCGCTGACTTCGGCCGCCAGTACGGCCCCAACGGCATCCTCTAGGGAGATATGACCATGCCCAAGTTTATGAGCGTCTTCGAGATGGGTGAAGAAGTGGCAGCGCAGATCCGGGCGCAGGCCGAACGCGACGCCGCCGACCCCGTGTATCAGGCGGCGCTGAAGGCCAAGCGGGAGCGCGAGGAGGCCGCCCGCAGCCGCACGACCCTGACCGAAGAGGAGGCCGCCGCTGAGTGGGCCGCCCTCAAAGAAGAAGAGGAGGAATAGGATCATGATCGACCCCATCGACCTCGAAGCCAAGTATCTGAGGTGGTTGGCCGCCTGCCCGGCCGCGCGCCGGCTTGACGCCCAGAACCCCGCCGACACCCGCAAGGTGTTCACCCAGCTCTACCGCGCGCTTGCGGGCGACGACGTAGTCGCCCGCTTCCCCGGCGAAAGGACCGTGTGATGGACTACGCAGAGATCTGGGCCGAGGCGTGGACGGCCGGCGTCATGGCCGGCCTCGCCTGCCGCCCCACCCCGATGGTCGTCGAGTATCACAAAAGCAAGACCCTGTACGTCGCTGAGGTCGTCGACGACGGCGCCTGCGGCTTCGCGTGGGTCAAGATCCGCCCCGCCAACTCCAAGATGGCACGCTGGCTCAAGGCGCAGAAGCTCGGCCACAAGGCCTACAACGGCGGCTGGGA